GCGCCCGCCTGCGCGCACGTAAAGCCTACGAAGCCTTGTGCCGTGGCTACAACCGGCGTCCTGTACGAGCCTACTTTCTGGATTTGCGGTTTCACGACTTACGCCATGAAGCTACTTCTCGGTTAGCTGATGTCTTCCCCGCCCACGAGCTTGCCAAAGTGACCGGGCATAGAGATACCCGGGTGTTGCAACGCTACTTTCATCCTCGCGGGCGGGACTTGGCTCAAAAACTGATGCGCAGCAAACTGGGCCGCGCCCAGGCTGACCACTTACGCCTGAGCGCCTGATACCGGCCAAACAATGGCTTTGACAGCCTCCTCGGAAACAGCAGCATCAATCTGATCACGCAAGCCCTGACGCACACCAATGAGATGCTGGGTCAACTCCAGAAACGACCGCACTTGTGTCAAGGTCTTTTCACGCATTTCGTCCAACGAAATGCCACGGGCAGTCGCAATGCCATCCAGATACGGCGTTGCTATCGATGAGTCTTTGGACCATGCCAGGGCCTCTGCCTGCTGTACAGGCCAGGTCAAGCGCTCAGTTGCAGGATAACCGGCAGTCAACTCAGACACGGCACTCTCAAAACCCGCGTTCACAAGGGCCAACTGCTGTTCACGCAGCTGCTCCAGGCTTGGCTCCACCTCAGGACCAGACTCGACACTCAGCCAAGGGGGCAAGACTCCCAGGCCATCATAAGTCTGGCCAAAGTAGGATTCGCCGAGGGTGTAAGGACCATCCGGGGTATAAAGCGTAGCTTGGCGATTGTCCTCCACCAGTTGCCACTCTCCAGTATTTGCATCCCCGTACTGAATATCCAGCGTTTCCAGGCGAGACACCCAACGTGCTACCTTACCGGCAGGAATAGTGCTGGGCGGCGCAACGACGACATCACCAAATCCTTTCTCTTGATAAGGGGTCTGGCCGCAAAACAGGCCATGAGCATCAGTTTGAAAATAAGTCATAAAAACTCCTGACCACATCGTGGTGGCTTGAAAAATTAAAAAAGTGACTATGGGACTGCAAATGTGAGGTTGATAGGTACCAAGCAAGTTGAAGGCTTCAAAACACACACACACCTGGCACCGACCCCTGAGGGAAATACCGGTGCCCGATATTTCATTTATGGTTCGGCCGTGGACTCTTATGACTATGAGGAGCCTGGTGGCACACTACCTACCACTTCTACGGGAGGAGCAGAAACACGACCTATTAATCTCGCCCTGCACCCACGTATTCAAATTTGAATACGTGGATATAGCGCCGTATTAATTGAGCGGGTTTCAGATCCATTACCTGTGTGAACAACACCGTAAATAATCCCAGGATCTGCTGAGTCGGCTAAACCAATCGACGCGCTAATCCCAGTCGCGCCAAGCTTTGCTCGGTCTAACGTATGGATATTCCCTCCCGACTTCAAACCATAGACATCATGTTTCTCCCAGCGAACAGCCTCTATTTGAAGAGTACCTAATGGCCTCGCATTTGCAGTGTCAGCGTCAGTTCCGGTTGCGCGGATGAATTGATCACGCAAATCAGGCAGGCGGAAACTGCCTGCAGAGACTTTCGAAAACACAAATGCCCCCTTCTTCCAGTCCCCTGGAGCGACGACGTGGCCGTTTGCCTCCGCCCAGGCCACCAGGGCAACAAAGCGTGTATTGGTTGGAGCAACGACCTGCCCAATTGCATCAACTTCATCCACGCGGGCATTCTTCGACGTCCCCCAGACAAAACGACCGACGTTCAGGCTGGCATAGCCTGTAAACGAACCGATAGTCTGCCATTGCAAGAGCTGTTGGCGATCGATCACGTAAATCACCGGACCTTGGTTGGTCTTTGGTGCAGTGGCAAATGTGGGGATCGAGGTCGATTTGTCGGCCTTCGTATCGGGATCAAAGTTCTTGTTGTGCCAGATTTTGCAGGCGGCCCGATACTCCTTCTTGCCCGACACACCACCGTTCAAATAAAAATTATCAGTGTAAGGATCGGTAGAAAGGCGCAAACCAGCATTCAGTGCCGTGCCATACGGCATATCCAAAAAGAACGAGCCTCCACCCCAGGTCGTAGTACGGTTCTGGTAGTACCAGCCAAATGGATTGACACTATCCCGGCCATTAGCCGGATTAACGGTACCCGCACCCAAGCCATAGTCACCCACAGCCAACGCCCGGTTCCACGCGGTGTACTCACCGGATCGACGGCCACGCCAAGCAAGCTCACCATCAAAAGAGGCATAGAGCTGACCGCCACCGGAACCTGACTGACGGTGGAATACCACCCCTTGATTAGTCACACCGGCGGGTAAATTGCTGGCGGCTCCTTGTGCATTTGGCACGTAATACATGCCAGCCCCCACGTCCAGCGTGCTCAGGTTTTCCGCTGGCCAGGCATCAATCGTCGTATCTGCACCGGCCCTTCCCAAGCCAAATGCACCCACTGTCAGGATTTTGCCGGCGGTGGTATCCCGGGCCGAGGACTGCAGGTTCAGACCCAGACCATAAGGAGTCAGGGCCTTGGTCTTGACCGTCCGGGCAGCGGCTTCCGCATCACTGGCGTAGGCCGTCATGCCCTTGACCGTCGCACTCGCATCGGGCGTCGCTGCCGTCAACAACTTGTTCAGCCCCAGCAGGTCATTGGCACCAAGCGTGACCTTGCGCGCACTGGCAGCCGACTTGAACTGCCCCCACAACCAGGCAAACTTTTCATCATTCAGTTGCTGCAGTTTGTTGAACTGCTCCACAGAAGGCGGGGTCGAACCGATAAAGGCCCAGCCCAGTTTGTACTGATCATCTTGCAGATCAATCACACCGCCAGTTTGGCCCCATTTGTATTCGAAGCCAGAATAAAAATTCACTACTGCCATGTTCACACCTCATAAAAAGACCGTCCGAAGGCGGTGGCTACCAACACGCGTGCGTGGTTGGCAATATTGGTTGTCAAATCACTCGTGCAAGCATTCCGATGCCAAAGCCATAAAAGCCCTGACTGGTAAAGCCAAACGGTTTGTCGTTAGACCCTGTCAATATGTGGACCCCCACTCCAGCCGCCGCAGGCACCCATTGATACGGGTCGGCCATCAAGGGATTATTAGGGCCGGGTAAAGCGCTGATCCAGATATTCAGCTTGGCGTTACCCACGTCTTTGATGCGCACTTGGGACACGTCAAAAATCGTCTTCAAGGCCGCAGCCATTTCCGGGCTCGTGCCATGCCCATTGTTGACGGCGATCTTCCAGTACAGGATGCGCCGGTACTCCGGATCCAGAAACTTGCTGGATCCGGATGTTTCGCTTTCATGCTCACGACGGATACGCGCCAAGTCGAAGCCAACGGTCGCAGGCTGGCCAACAAAGCCGAAGAACTGCACATAAACCGAGTTTTCAATTTCGCGAGATTGCCCAACGATCTGGCCAATGCCATCCAGTTGTCGGCCCACCGCGACATCCAGCCAGCGCTCGTCGTGCAAAGCCTTGAGCTGATGATGTTCAAGCGGTGCATATAAGGCTCGCACCAAGGACTCCAGTCTTGAGGAGCCACCGTATTGGTCCAGAAAGTGTTTCCAGGCAACATCGGCATGACCTTGTTCCAGATTCATCACGTCACCTCAATCCGGCTGGCATCAAACAGCGCCTTCTGGGCATCCCCGATCTCGATATTGGCTGCTTTGTAATCAGTTGGACGAGGCACAAAATCAGGATCAGTGGAGTGGGCAAGTTTCAAATCCACCTGTGCAATTCCCCTGGTGCCATAAATCAGGCAAAAGAATCGCTGGTGGCGCACATCCAGACCGATTGTGTGCTCTTGTCCGGTCGCCAAAATGGCTTTCTCAATCTGCCCGAAACCATCTGGCGGAAAGGCCTGCTCGTCCACCGGTAGCAGGCTCACCACTGCTCGCACCCACACATACACAGCCTGGGGCCGATCAAACTGAATCAGTTGGGTCCCTTCCGATGTGTCCAGTACTTTGGTGACTGCCCCGTTGGTATCAATGCCACCGCTCTTGAAGCGATAAATCGCGTGAGCAATATCATCATCAAGCCCACCATCAGCAATCACATGCACGCTGTGCGGCTTGCGCCCAGCGGCATCAATTTCATCGGTTTGATTGTTGAAGACCCGGATATCACGAATACCGGGGACCTCATTAAGAATGTTGGGGCCGATACTTGGCAGCGTGGCGGCACCAAACCGGAATACACCCAGGCGATAGCGCGCACGCAACTGAGCGTCTGTTTCTCGCTGATGTCCCACTGCACCTGGCTGCAAATTCACCACCCGTGCCCAGCCAGCAACCAGCGTCACTATCGAATCCAGATCACCTGGTTCGGCCTTCTCGGCAATCGCATCCACGGTTTCGGCCAGCACAGGCGAACCAATCTCTGCGAAAGACAGGTTGCTGCTAAGCTGGACACTGACTGCCAAGGTGGCCACAGCAACCAAACGGATGGTTGCGCCGTCACTGGCGATCTGCAAACCGCTGGGTGCCAAAGCCGCCATCAACCCCGCCAGGACAGAAGCCATGGTGGCCCCAGCGCCACTGGTATAGACATAAGGCGTGCCATCCACAGTCACCGAATAGCTGGCCGAAGACTGCACAAGCGGAGTAATGCGCACATCTGCGCCGGCCTCTGCTCCGATAGTCAGGTTCTGTGTTGTGCGCCAGATCGTTTGCGTACTGCGGTGCCGAATCTGTGCGCTGGCCGGAATTTGAGTGCCCTGCAAGCCGTAAGCCACGACATACACTCGACTGCGCTCTGCCTTCAGGCGCTTGACTCCCGAAAAGGAGACGGCCCGATCCAGGGAGGCGCCACTGGCCGAACCCGGGTACATGGCGTAATACACCCCCTCTCCCATTTCCCATAGAGCCGCTTCACGCTCGGCAAACGTGTCGATCACTATCCCCGTTACCGAGTCCGGCCTAGTTTCCATATCATCAGGCAAGCCGCGAACACGTAAATTGCGGCGCAGCTCTTCTATGATTTCCATCCGGATCTCAGGCAGGCGCGGACGCACAAATCCCTCCGGAGTCACACCGTAATCAGCCATTTTTAAAAATCCTATTGGGTGACGGTGACCGTAAGCGGGCCCGCGTCTGTTTGAATTTCAGGCAATGTGATCCGGGCTCGGCGCGCAATGGCATTGAGCTCAATCTGCACCATGGGCACAGCAATCACACCGGGGACGGCACGCACTTTGGCGCGCACAATATTTTCGATCTCGGCCCGATTAGGAGCCTTGACCATGATTTTTTCCAGATAGGGAACGCCCCAGCTCTGGTCCAGAAACCACTCACCCAGAAAAGTCAGCAAGGTGACGGTAATTTGCTGACGAATTCGCGCAGCACCATCAATCAGAACCAGATCCTGCGCTGAAGACAGCGCCAAATCATGACGGCCATTCAGTTGCAAATCCCATGTCATTACACTGGCCCTCCCGTCGTGCCACCACCGGTTTGCACCCCGCTATGACGATGGTCCGAACCGATGTTTTTGCCGTTATGCATAATCTTCCCCCCCTCAAAACTGGCACCACCACTGATGCTGATTGAACTGCCTGAGCCCCCCGAGCCGGCCATACCTGCCGTGTAAGTCAACAAACCATTAACCGTGACCGGGCTATCAAAAATGGTTTCCTGGGCAATGACATGCTGACGAGGCACTCGCACAGTCAAACTGCCGTCGGGTGCCAGCTTCAAAGAGCCGGGCCCATACTGCACTGTCAGGTTTTCCGTATCTGCTACCGGGCCAGGACGCATCACTGGCGTAGCGAAGGCATCACTCAAATCAAATTGACGGGGATCATCGGGAGCCTGGTCTGAGCCCGATAGCCAGTTTTCCAAGCTACGTTGGGAAAAGTGCAGAACAACAGGGTCGCCAGGTTTCAAGGGGACCGTAATCATGGCCTGCCCCCCATCCGCAATCGGCCAGCACACGGGTACTGCAACGATCAACGGTGCAGCCAAGGTTTGACCATTGGCCAATTGCTTGGGCAAAGCGGGTTTTGCAGTCACGGTCCTGCCGTCGTAAGCCTGCACTACGCCAGGCAGACAAACATTAATATCAGACAAAATAGACGTAATGAGCTGATTCATGAGCCGTCCTTCTCTTTAGGCGCAGCATGGCGATCCAGCAGCTCCATCGTGGTTTTCCAGTCACCGGAACCATCCCAATCACCCGAGTGCTTCAGACTTTCCACCCGGAACCAATCCACCGCCTGACGGCTTTCCAGTTTGACCAGATCACCAGGGTTCAAACTGGGCAGCAGCAACGATGTGACACGCCAACCATCGGCCTGCTGACGCTCGGACTTGATCTTTTCGCTCCCTTTACTGTCCGCCTTTTCTTTGGCGCTCTGCCGTATCCGCTCGGGATTACCCAGCAAGCCACTTTCCGGCGACAGCACAAAACCCTTGCGAGGCGTTACCCCGCAACGCTCAATAACCTGCAGTTCACCGTTCTGTATGGAGTACTCCAGCCCGCTTCCCTGCACGACTTTATGCAAGGCCACTCGGGCAGCCCCATAAAAACTGAAGCCGTTTTGCCAGACCCGATCCGGAGCATCCTCAGACATCACCAATGACAAGCCCATTTGAAATGCAATGTCTTCAATGATCAGCCTGGCCCGAACGCCGGCACCACAGCCCAAACTGACAACGGTGTCTCGAATTTGAGCAAAGCCGTCCCGCACTTCCAGCTCCGTCACAATCTCCGCGTTCTGAAAGCTGCTTGCCCCTTGCACCACGGTTCCATAAGCCAGGAGCAAAGCCCCCTCTTCCTGCTCGTAACCTGCATAAAGAGCGACCACATTATCGGGCTCCACAACAGCCTCGCGGGTGTGCGGGCTCAGGTTCCAGATACTGATCTTGATCTGGTTCGGGGACTCGCTGGTATCCTTGCTCACTTCAAATTTCATACGCAATGGCGGAGCGATCTCCAAGCCCGGTTCTCCAGGTCGCCCCACCAGCAATCTGTACGTTCTATCGAAGCGCGCCATACTCTTGCCTGCTCAAGTAAAAGAAAGTGGCCTGACCGCTCAGAAAAGAGCTTCGCGTCAATTGCAGTTTTTCATCCTGCACATCTACGACAAACTCTCCAGGCCGCACATTCAAGTGCCGGAACTGCTCCAACAAAGGTGTATTCGGCACCAACACCAGGCCACTCAAAATGCTTTTTGTATGGGCATCCTGCAGCCCCAGAACCCAAATTTGAGCCTCGCTGTTCCAGTTGAAACTCAGAAAATAGCTGGCTCCCTCCAGGCTGACTTCAATCACGAAGCTGTTCTGGTCCACCAAGGGAATTTCAATCATGTTCCACTCCCTGTTTGCACTTTCAGATTGCTGGAAGGCACAGTTTGGGACCGGGTATCACTGACTTTGCCAGCTGCCGCCCCCGTCTGGCCCGCCTTGCCTTGAACGGAAGGCGCTACCTTGTCAGCAGGGATATCAGCCTGGCGCAACTTGGCTACAACAATCTTCTGAAAGTTGCAGACCACATCCAGTTTTTCACCTTCGTTCTTGCGAGTGATCGCTGCCTTGGTCATGGCGTAGTTCTGATAAATATCCGCCCCGGTCACGATAGTGATGGGCTGACGACGCTCATGAATCTGGCGAAGCGCATCCTTGGCCGCAATCAACTTGGATCGACCACCACTGAGAAACGTGTAAATGCTGGCAGCGGTAATGACACCCGACAGGCTCAAGGTTTCTGGCTCACGAGCTATGTGGTCAGAGATGACCGAGCCATCTTCCACCGCATACTTGCTGACGCTGGCGGTCAACTCGGTTTCCTCGGTCAACAAAGCATCCAAAGGAATACTGCCCAGCATGCTTTGCTTGCCAGCCAGATCAAATAACAAGGTTACAAATGCCATAATGAGCCCCCATAAAAAAACGCCGCTCTGTGGCGGCGGGTTTGCATTCAGCGCATCCAGGGCGCAAAAAGAAACAGGTTCAAGGTGGAGTTTCGGTATAAGGGGCACGCAAACTCAGATCCTGATTCGAGTTGGCAAACCCGTATTGCTGCACTGCTTGCCCTACGGTATCTACAATCTTGTCGGCCTGGTCTTTGGTCTGCACATTCACCATCATGGTGCGATTATCGGTGTACTGGCCTCTTGTGAAGATACTGGAGACGGGCGTCGCCGTTTCAAAGCCCAGCGCACTCTTGACGCCATCCAATGTCGCCCAGCTTGGCAGCTCCGGCACCATGGAGGAAAAGAAAGCCCCCACTTGGGCGAACTGCTCTTCAAACCAGCTGAACATACGCGTGAATGTGGCTTTGATCTCGACCCAGGTCTGCTCGGCAGCCAGCACGAATGTGTCCCAAAAGTCTTTGGCAAAGCTCACAATCACGTCGCGGTAGCTCAGGATCAGTACAACCAGCGTCACGATCAAGGCCGGAATGCCTCCAATCAATAACACCAGGCCGGTCACTACCGTAATAACCGCCCCCCATTTCTCGATCCAGGAATCTACTGTCTCGGCGCCGCCACCCAGCAAATCCTTGACCCACACCAAAGCACCTCGAACGGCTTCAATCTCCCCTTGCCATTGCTCGGATCGGCCAATAATCGAGCCCAGTACAGAATCTCCTCCCTGGAACCAGGAAATCACATCCTGAACGACCAAACTGATGGCTTCCACAATAATCATCCAGCGCAGGAAGGGGCGAACAGCGACCCACAGCTCCTTGACCAGCACACCGGTCACACCGGCCAGGCCACGCAGCATTTGCGTTACGGACTGCCCACGCCCAAGCAATGCTCCCATACCAGCTTCCAGTTTGCGCAGCCCCTGAGCCGCTCCAATCAGAAACAGCAAGTGTGTGATCTGCTCAAGATGATCACCCAGCACCTTCAAGGCGAAACTCAACAGCTCGATCACGCCGGTCTGTTGCTGCAACACCCCGCTGACCCGCGCCAACTTGTCCGAGAACTCAGTCAAAGAACTAGCCAGGGAAGCTGGTAGCTTTTCCACATCCCCACGCATGGTGCTTAACTGATTGCCGAAGGCGGACACCATCATGTCAGACGTAATCAGGCCTTGCTGGGCCAGGTCAAACAAATTCTGACGAGTAGCACCCAAAGCAGGATTGGTGTTATTTAGCCCATCAAGCAAATACGTCAACATGCGCCGATTATTGATCAGCATGGTCTGAAAACCTTCACCGCTCAGCTTTCCCTGGACCAGATCTTTAGAAAACTGCGCTATAAAAGCACTGACTTGCTGCGGGTCCGAGCCACTTGCCGTCAAGGACAAGCCCGTCGCCGCCACCACGTCCAGACTGTCTCGTGCCCCTTTTCCTTGACTTTGCATAAGCGGATGAATGCGCAGAAATAAATCAGCGCTCTGCGAAAACGGCTGACGTGCTTGCTTGGAATCCGCGCTCAAACGCTGATCAATAAACTGGTGTTCTTGTTCACCCTGGGAGCTCATTGCGAGTTGTGCCTGGACCTGGTTGAACTGGTCACCGGCCAACAGCACATCCTTGACCGTATCAAGACCAATATTCCTGGCGATGGTTTGCTTGATAGCCCCGGACACGGAACCAATCGCCGCTCCCCCGGCTGCACCCGGTGCTGTGCTCTTGCCAGCACGTGATGGATCCGAAGAGCGCACACCCACCCCAGGCCCACGAATGCCACGTACCAGGTTTCCCATGGCCAACTGAGCATTTTTTGCGCCTCGCTCCAGCGCATTCAAGGCGCGGCTTTGCTCGATGGACTGCTTTGCCAACTTCGCAAAATCCACCGCATCCTGTTGAAGGCGCTGGTACCACTGCGCATACGCCTTCAAGTCGGACAGGTCCACCTGGCTGCGCACCTTCGCGACAATTTCACGGACATTTGTCATTACTTGTTCACTGTGCGTGCTGCTTCCATAGCAGCAGCCTCAGCGTCCATAAGGTGGTTTAACTTGATCAAATCCAGCAAAAGCACTTCCCGTCGGCGAATCTCGCCGACGGTTACTTTGCTGGCCATCACGGGTCGCCAGATCAGGAACTCTCTTTCGAGTTCTGGCTGATAGCTCCCAACGGGTTTGCTGACAGTTGGCTCAGGTCCAGACCAGAACGGCTGAGCCAACGCCCTAAAGGGGAGGCGAAGTTCACCTTCAAAACATGGAACAACAGCTCCAGAATATCGGTGAACTCCTTAAAAACCATCGCACGCGCCGCCGCATCCAGACGCATGTCTCGACCATTCATCGAAACAGCGACAGAGTCAGCATTGATCAAGCGATCTGTCCACTGCTTGAGCTGACGCCCACTCAGTTTTTCGGACAGCTTTTCAATGGCACCCGACATCAACACTTCAGCCTGCTCCGCTTGCGCTCCCAAACTCAAAGACAGCAACTCCCCCACTGCTGGCAAGAGGTCTTTTTGCAAATCACCAAAAACCTCCAGCGCTTCAAACGCATCCATCGGCGTGATCAAGAACATGGTGTCGTTGACTGTCACCTCCACAGGGCGTGCCATCAGTCGTTACCCCCGTTAGTGAAGCCGCCCACCGCTTCCAGAGTCCACTCACGGCTACCGATGCCCTTGGCAAAAGTGGCATTAGCCTTCTTTTGCACCCAGGCCGTACCCGTAAACAGCGTGCTGCCACGCAGGTCCGTAATCAGGATAGGAAATGCACCTGCACCGCCCGAGAGACGATCCACATCGCACAAGGACGAGAGCACGTCGTTGGAGCGGCTGGTCTGTTGCAGGGTGATCTTGATGGTGTGACGGGGATCATGACTGATCGAGCGAGATACATCGCCATAGACCCCCACCGAGCTGCTGACACCGTCACCTTGAGGTTCAATACTGATAAAAGTGTCATCAGCTGGGCCCGTGACGGTATGCGCGCCCAGAACACATTTAACTTGCTTGGAATCGTAGCTTTTCAATTCATAGGCCATTTCAGGCTCCCAAAGAAAAAAGCCTGGCACTAAACCAGGCTGGATTTATGACAAAAAGGGACGCTTATGCGCCTGGATTACAGGGCGTAGCTCAAGCTGCCCTTGATTTCGGACACGTGAATGGCGCCAGCCAGGCGAGCAATGAAGTACACGTCGCGCAAGACACGATTCGCCTTGTCGTTGAAAGGAACCTGGCTGCTGCGTGGCAGGCTCAGGGTGTAGCTGGGAACAATACGATCGTTCTCGTCCAGCTCTTCAGTCGCAATACCACCACGACGCACGTTCAGATCCAAAGGAGCACGGATGGCATTGCCGATCATCTGGATACCATCGTCAGTGAAGGCGACTTTGCCATCTGCATTGATCATGGCCGAGACCACCGACACTTTGATCTGTTCGACCAAGGCATCACGCAAGCGGATAACGTCAATCCATTCTCCCGCGGCCGTCAAACCACCTTGGGTAACTGCAAAGTTGCGGAATGGCTCAAAGGTGGAGAAGTTCTTGCCATGTGCCACCAAAGCCTGGCCTTCGCTCAGTTCGTCGTAGGCAACACCTGCCAGTTTCTTCAGTGCCCAGGTTTCCTGACCGGGGTAGTAAGTAAACATGGAGGACATCAACGCGGCTTCAGGGTACTGCGTTGCGGCTGCTGCGCTGTAAATGCCAAAGCTGCGGAAGTATTGTTTTGCCTGCAACTGGCTAGCCAAATCCTCGCTCGAATCGGGATCAATAATGCCCGCATCAGCCGAAGCCGTACCAAACAGCTTCTCGTTGGCTTCGGTCCAGGCGGCAGCCGACAGCACATCTTCTTTGGCACGGCTGGTAATAACCAGGCCATACCAGTTAAAGGGGCTGTTGGCGATCGAGGACAGAGCTTGGGTCACAGTCTCAGTACCGGGCACCACCTGCATGGCCAGATTGCCTTGCAGTTGAACCGCCAGGGCCGCACCCACCGTTTTATTGCTCACAGTCACCACAGCTTCGGCTGCAGTCGCCGTCACAGGAGCAGCCGTTTGTGCAATCGCGCTAGCCAAACCCGAGGCAATTTCTGCCACCGTGTCTGTTTCCAGCGCCTTGTACGACACCTGCGCATCCAGCTGTTGACCCTGTTCGTCACGCCAGCGCAACTGGACACGGTAGTTGGCATCAGGCACAGCACGACTTACCGAAACTTTGAGCTCGTCAACCTGACGACGGCCAATAAAGACCTGACGAACGGCAGGAATCTGTGCGAAAGCATCGCGCGCAGCCCAGTACAAAGGATCCGTATCTTGCAGTCCCATGTCCAGCAGTTCATCCGCACCGGTAATGGTCATGGCGCGTGCTGTCGAGAGCACATGACTGCCCAGAATCAGCATGTCGGAAAAAGATTGTTCATTGATTGCGGTCGTACGCAACGCAATATCTACGTTGGCGATCCGAGATAGTTTTGCCATCGGTGGCTCCAAAAAGAAAAAACCACCTGGATCGGTGGCTAAAGCGCTAAAAAAACACGTTCAAGAAAACAGGCCCGGGCAGGCCTGCCTGGTCACTCAAGCAGGGGGCTGCCCCCCTTTCACTTCCACAAACTCAATCACATGCACTTCATCATCCATGCTGGCCGTATACAGGACATCCAGATCCAGCCGTGTATGGGCTTGCCCCTGTTCAGCCTGGTCAGGTTCCACCTCCGAGAGCACAGCGCGAACTACAGCAATGTTCAGCTCCTCACTGAGAGCCTGCAAAGACTCGGACTCCAATGCCAGATGCACACGTTCCAGAATGTTCCAGCTATCCGTCGCAAAGCAGCGCAACTGAAGCTGCGCCTGATAATGCGCGCTGACTTGGCGGATACCAGCCTCGTTAACCCGTCCGTGATGGCTAGGGCCAGGATGACCCTGGGTCATGGAGAAAAGGAGATAAGGCATCGCAGGTAACTGCCCCTCCTCTACAGGCTCACGAAGCACCGTATGCGGTTCGGCCGCTTTGGTAATCAGCGTATAAAAATCGTCTTGGGCATAGCTCATGGCGGTACGTTTCCTGGTCTGGACAAGCAGGCCGATACAGAGATCAAGTAAGTTCATCAAAAAACAAAGTGGCTCCTTGTGCGGAACATAAAAAAACCCCGCCGCAATTTCTTGCTCGGGGTTGTTTCGTTTGCATTGGACGCAACTTTGCACGCCCATTATTGCAATTGTGCTTGCAGATTCATAGCGGGCCATGTTGCAGACTGCAACGCCACGCGTAAAAAGCAGAGGTTTCGCCCTCTTTGATCTTGTCCACCTGGCCTGAATCCTGCAGTTGCACCAGCACGCGCTTAACGCCTTCGCGCATGGCGTTGCGTTGTGCAGTGGACAGATCCATGCCTTTGCTGACATGCCGCACAATCTGAATCATGCGGAACTCTCGTCCCGGATAGGCCGCTAACAGGTCTATGACTTCGGCTGCATACTTCACCGCAAAATCTCCTTCTCAACTGTGATTCTGAAATCCATCAAATGGCGGCGGTAGTCTTCATCCCGAAGGACCGCACCAGTCACCTTTTTGATCCACAAACGGGCTGTGGCCTGACGTTCGCTGGCGGTCAGATGGCCATACTGGGCATTCTTGCGTGGGTACTCGGCCTGTATGACCATGGCTTGATAGTGCGGCAGGCGCTGGTACAAGGCATCCACCGCCAGAGCATGGTCCTGGTGTATGGGCCGAAAGTCCTCTTGCCAGGGAACGTAGCGCTCCATATTGCCCACGGTCTGCCCAGACCAGCACCAGCGGGCCCAGTTCCAGAGCAGATCATCGCCGCTTAGGCCCTGTTTGTTTTCTGCTTTGATTGTCATGTGTACTCCTCCTTCAGGCACGCTGGACGGTGATGCCGTGCATCCAGGTCAGCAAGACACGTTTGATACCTTGAAACAGACTGTGTGTATGGCGGCCTACCTCCACAATGCGACGGCCGCTCCTGTTATCCGTGTAGGCAAAGTCCGCGATGTAGCAAATCCTGCTGGCAGGCATCAGGTGGCGGAAAAACCGTGGCGCCAGACTCCAGGATGGTTGCTGTACCAATTGCCTGATCTGGCCGCGCTGCTGCAAAACCCGTAGCTCCTTGTAGCGATGGGCCGGTGTTCCGGTGATAGGCCTACGCACTTTTTGATGAAGCGGTGTTGTCAGATCCATAACTCACTCCTTGCCCAAGGCGGCTTTAGCCATTTTCAGCACCGCCAGAGAACGCTCTTGGGGGTGCGCCAAGATCCGGTTCGCCCAGACTCGCGGGTCCTTGTTGTTGTCGCCTGAAATGACCTGGGCCAGATCGCGTACGCGTCGCTGTCCTTCCCGACGGCCTTGCTCTCTGTCTTGTGGTGAAGACAAAGCCAATCGGGGCGACGGGATTTCTGGCCATTGCCCTTTGGCCAATTGATCGCCCAGAACTTTGTGCCAACGCTGCTCCAGCTGCGTGTAAGCCTGATTCAGCAAATCAAACTGCCCGATACTGATTGCCGCGTAATAGATCGCCGGGTGCGACCACTCGCCCATTTCTCCTCGCACCCGTGCCTGCATGCCACGCACGGCCTGAAAAAAGGCAGTCTCTGGTTCCAGTTGAGGACGGCAGGCCCGCAAGAACTCCGGCAAGCTGGGTGGCCAATCGAACATGCGGCGACAATTCTTGATGCCCAGTGCCACATCCGTGGGCGAGACGCCCTCTTCATCAAAGGCCTCGGCCCAGGCTTGCTTCCAGTCTTCAATGGCTTGCTTGTCGCGGAAGTTGGAGCGGAATTTGTTGGGATAAATGCCATTGAGCCGGTTGTACAAATGGTCCATCAGGCTGATGCCTTCCAGCTTGGTGTGACGCAGCAGCCAGGGGTTAGAAAAATCAGACATCGATGACATCGTCTATCTCCTCGCGTTGCCGATGACGGTTCACATAGGCCAGGGGGTCAAAACCCGATGCTTGCCCTGCACGGGACTCATTACGCCCTTCCAGCCAACTGGCCTTGCCCCCACGCCAGCCACGCAACATGCACTCGGCCAGAAAGTCATCGACGCTGTAACCCATCTCCAACGCCCGGTGGGCCTCGGCGCCCAGGCGATTCAAGGCAGTTTGCGTCAAGGGAGCTTTGATCTCGCGACGATGACGCAGATAATCCGCGACCACTTCTGCACTGGGTTCAGCAGGCCAGGCAGAGAACTCCAGCGCCGGAGCCTTGCGCCGCGCATTTGTTTTTTCTTTATCTTTTTCTGTATCTGTCTCTCCTTCTTTATCTGTCTCTTTATCTAGCGCGTTACTTGGCCGTTTCGGTAACGTTACGGGCGCGCTACTGCCCTCCTTACCGTCCTGTTCCTGCTTTTTTCTGGCCCGAAAGCGCGCCACGCGCTCTGCGCTGCTGTCAGATTTCATCTGACGCTTGTCCCACGCCAAGGGCTGCAAAGTCTCTGGGTCGATCAAGCCCACTTCGCTTAAACGACGCACGACATCATCCAAGGTGCGCAGGTCCAGACCCAGCTTGACGGCCACCTTGCGCAGCATCAGGGTGTCCCCACTGTCGAGCACGCCCTGCCCCTTCAGACACAGCAAGGCGACGTAGTGCCATCTGTCCTCAAAAGCCAGTAGACGCAACTTCTCGTCATCCACCATCTCGGTGTAGGCACGAAACCACGGCATATTGCTCATCGGCACGCTCCATCCTGTTTTACGTTCTGCTGTGCCCAAGCCCACACAGGCTGCACTCCCAGTTTCTGTCGGGCTGGGTGACAAAACGGCATGCCCGGGCGATAAACCAGTCGGACAAGGGCTTGGCCCTTCGGCACGACCTGCCTGAGCAACGGCAAAGGCTGTACAGCGATTGGTTCTGACACAAGCTGCTTGGGCGGCGACTCCATCGCCTGCGGCCAGTGGCTTTCAATATGTTTTTTCATGGCATCCCGGAATGAAATGCCACACGCCTGAGATCTGTTTGCAAACATGTGGCGCGCAGCAGGACCCCTGACCCCAACAGGCCAAGAACATCCAATTAATAGGCAATGCCCCAAGGGCACAAGAACTGTGTCACCCCATGACACAGCCGATCAGTCAGGTTCGGCTTACAAGCCAACCCCATCTTGAATGCTTAGATATTTCTAGAACTTTCTTTGGGTGCTGGGGCAGGCACCACCGGGTTCATGTGATGGAACACCAGTTGCCAAACGCGTGGAATGACACCGGCCTTCTCCCATTGAGATATGCGGCCTTTGCTCAAGCCTGTGATACGCAGTACGGCTCGGCGACCGCCCATTTCTTCGATGATGTGTTTAGCGTTCATGTGTTGAGTATAGATAGTTCTAAACGTAAAGAAAAGAAATATCTAAACCAATGTTTAGTTTTTTCTTGTTTTAATGTTGAATATGGATATTTACTCGATTCGCCGCAGAAACCTGCAACGCCTAATTGAAGACCGCGCTCACGGCAACGCGGCTGACTTTGCGCGCTCTATTGGGCGCACACGGGCGCAGTTGGCCCAGTACCTGTCATCCACCTACAACGGCGGGCGCAGCATTGGCGAACGAGTGGCGCGCGCCATAGAAAAAGAAGTGGGTCTGGAAGCACATAGCCTGGATCAACAAGGCTATGGCTATGGTGCCAAGCGTGATTTTGACTCCAACGTGCAAAACGCCATGATGGGCGAGCGGCGCATTCCCCTGCTCAACTATGTGCAGGCAGGTGTCTTTCGAGACCCGGGCCAGAACTTCACGTTTGAAGAGGTAGAGTATCTGCTGACAGATCTGTGCCTGTCCGAGCGCTCTTTTGCTCTGCAGATCAAGGGCGACTCCATGTTGCCGGACTTCAAGGAAGGCGACCGAATTATTGTTGATTGCGAGCTCACGCCCCGCCCCGGTGATTATGTCGTCGCCAAAAATAGTGAAGAAGAAGCCACTTTCAAGAAATACCGCCTCCTGTGCATTGATGAAGGCGGGCAAGAAATCTTTGAGCTGGTGCCGCTGAACGAAGACTACCCGTCCATTCGCAGCGACCAGCATGCCATTGAAATTATCGGCACCATGGTGGAACACCGGAAATACTATCGCCGGTCATAAGCCACTGACTGCGCGGCTTACCCGGCGTGGCGCGGCCTAACGCTTTTTCATTTCCTGATCGACCTTCTCCATCCAGGCCTGGTCGCAAGGTACGGGCTCTACAGAAGCTTTCCCGTACAAACGAAAATGGACCACGTTGCACCACTCCTGCGAGCCATAATCAGGACCATGGCCTTGGCCATCTGAAACAGCCAATTGGCGATCCACCTGTTCCAACCATGCTTGGCTGCCAACTGCCTCAGTGGGCGCCATCGTTTGACAAGCGGCTAATAATAAAGCGGGGAAAAGCATTACGATTCGCATGACATCATCCAAAATAAAATAGCTATTACAGCAGAGCACAAAAAGAAATGTATTTTCAACGCTCTTTCTATGGCAAAACCATCGGGGGTTCAAGCTCGTCCCTGGCGCGTGAGACAAAAATGAAATGCTTGTTCCTGTGCCTGATCATGGCACTGCTACCTCTCGATACACAGGCACGAAATACCCCCTGTTCAGGCAAAAAAGGCGGTATCTCCCATTGCGAGGGGGAGGTTTTTGTATGCCGTGATGGTTCTGCCAGCGGCAGTAAACGATCTTGCCCCGCGTACATCGGTACAACAGGACGAAGTTCGCCATCGGCTCCACAAACGCTGCTGTCAAACAGCGCTTGCACATGTGCCAGTGGCACCTATTGCACGGGCCCGCGTGGGGGCCGCTATTGCGAAACCAGCACAGGTAGCAAGCGCTATCAACGCAAATAAAAATGCCGGCTGAAGTGCTTGCTTAGCAATTGCCTTTTTTCGCCTGGCCGGGTGGACAGTGGCGCTGTCCATATCCGCCGTGCCCATCTGGATCCACAATGACAGAACCTCTGGGGGTATGAACAGCACAGGCAGAAAGAATGGATGTCAGGGTCAGGGCTAAAAACAGTGTTTTCATCATTATTCTCTGGATTTCAGACGCACCCATTGTCCTCCGAGGATAAACAACAAGGTGCTACCAATCGCGAGCAAATACGGTTGGCTTCCCAGACGCCCCCATCTCTTGCGTTGCGCGCAGCTTCGCTAGGCATAAACACGGACTTTATGTAATAATTGCGGACTTGTTGCCCCTCTAGCTCATGCTTGGTTAGAGCAGCGGACTCATAATCCGTTGGTGCCGTGTTCGACTCACGGGGGGGGCACCAGATTTTTCCAGTTAAATCAGGGCATTAAGGCCACCCGATGCGGTGGCTTTTTTGTTGGCTGAGGGTTGAGTGTCGACCAAGTGTCGACGTAGATCTTAACGGTAACGGGCAGAGTGTCTTTGTATGTGTCGCACGTATTCGTGTGCCCATTTATTAAACGTATAAAATGTTGTTTCTTACCAGGTCTCGATGTGTAGCAGTGTCGGCTGCTCGAGTTTAGTAATTAACGGCAAATAATTTAGATAGGCAACGTGGCACATGCAAGAAGAAATTCATACAAAAAGAGAAGGCCAGTACCTTTCGCGTACCTATAAGATTTCACAAATAATTGCGCTGGTAGCTACGCCAGTTGCAGTTGCATTTATAGGTTTTACTGCACAACTTTCAGTGGCCGATGCTAATGCGAATGCTCAGAATCTTGCTGCAAGCATTGCTGCAAGTACACAATTATCAGTGACGAAGTCGGGCATCCAGCGAGACCTCTTACAAACAGCTGTGCATGTTTTGCGTACTCCCCGCCAAGCTGACGATCTGGAAATTAGAGATTGGGCTACTAAGATTATGGCGGAATACTCCCCAGTGCCTTTTTCGGAAAAAGCAGCAAATCAGCTAAGTCCTTCAGTATTCAGCCTGTTAGATACCCCAATTCTTAAGCAGGCGATGGAAGCACGGCCTTCATGTCCTACGGTTGATATTAAAATGCTACCGGGGATGCTGGCGAAGGACGTGCAGCAGCTTTACGAGCTGTGCTTACGGAATGCAACAGACCTGGCTTGGCTCAAGGTATTTATTGGTCTTGCGGATAACCCACTGCCCTCATCCTCCCCTATACTCCCCGAGGCTGAGATTCCGTACGAAAGATCAAAACGCTAAGGGGTTTAGTGTTCTGGCTGTGTCCAAATGATCTGGTGCGAGATGCGCATAGCGCATTGTTGTTCTTAGATCTTGGTGTCCAAGGATTCGTTGTAGAGCCAGGATGTTTCCGCCATTAATCATGAAATGGCTAGCAAAGGTATGCCGCAAAACATGGGTCAGTTGTCCCGGTGGCAATTGGATCTCGGCTCGATCAACAGCTTCTCTAAAAGCTCCGCTACAACTCATGAAAATTGAGCCCATGTTCTTATGCTGGGCGTGGTGTTCAAAAATTTCGTCTTGTATTTCTTGGCTAATCGGCACTGCCCGTGCTTTGCCGCTCTTGGTGCGTGCAAACTGAATCAACCGTTGTCGAATCTGCTGTGGTTGCAATTGCTCGGATTCGCTCCAACGCGCGCCTGTGGCAAGGCAGATTCGCGATACCAAATCAACATGTGGATTGGTGGACTTCTTCAACTCGACAAGCAGTGCTGTGATCTGCACTTTTGTCAGATAGGCCAGCTCATTCTCTTGCACCTTAAACTGGCGTAAATCTTTCAGTGGATTGTCACGTCTCCAAACTCCAAGCCGAATCAACTCATTGAACATCGCTCGTATATACGCATGCTCACGATTGACCGTGCTCAAGGAAATACCCGTATCTAAGCGTTCTGCACGATATGCCGCAAAAACCTGCGAACTGAACTCGCTGGCAATGGGGTTTTTCAGCGCAGCGATAGCCGCTTTGATTCGCTTGTAAGTATCCTCTGCTGCCCGCAACTCTTTACCGTGATGCTCAAACCAGATGGCGGCTAACTCCTCCAGCCGTCGTAGGTCTTTCTTCTCCGGCATCCAGTCCGCTTGATTGTTGGCGTTCGACTTGACCCAAACTTCCCAGTTCTTAGCTTCCGCTTGAGTGCGAAATGTCTTGCGCAGGCGTCTTGAGCCTCGTCCTCCTGGCTGTATGTCTACCAGCCATCCAGAATCAGTCTTCTTTATTGCCATGATCTAGATCAGCCGATAGTTCGGCATCAATTTTTTCAAAGAGGATGGCTCGCTCTTTCTTCCAACACTCAACAGATTCGTGGTTGGCAGGGTCGACTTGAGGATTCCATTTGTTTACTCCGCCTAAAAGAATCCATTCGGAAAAGTGTGATTGTATTTTGCAAACTAAACACACCATCTCCAGTGAAGGCTCCGTATTCCCTAGGATCACAGAAGCCCATTCGTCTGCACTAATTGCACCATTGCTCTTGTTCTCAAGATAAGAAAATAGCTGAGAGCCTCGTGGAGAAGTCCACTCTTTAATAACCCAAATCAAGCGCCCCGCAAGAGTTTGGGTTTCTTGCGAGGTTGGCGGAGTGGTCAAAAAAGGGTAGTCATCTATGGCTGGTAACTTCACTCCAGTCCTAATCCATCCTGCGTCTTTAGTAGATAAAGTATCAATAAAATCAATCATCTCTTTGGTTGCATACTGACGCCTATAAAAAGCATTTTTCCATCTTTGCGCTGGAATCTTGCTATCTGCCTCCAGTTTTGTAAATTTCCCTCGGCCAGGGTAGTAGTCATTGATCCAGGAAATTAGTCTTTCCGTAATGGAGCTGTCTTTAACTGATTCCGTCATATGGTTGCATTTCCCAGTGTAATAGTGCATAGTTTATGCACTATTTGTTTTTTGAATCGTGCACCTAATCGTACAACTCTTTCGCTGAGGAATCTATGAGCACTCTTATGGGTCAGCAAAGCCTATCCATTGCTATGTCAATGCCTTTAATGACACCAGCAGCTTTTTCGCTAGCTATGGGGATTGAGCTATCGGTGTTTCAAGCCCAGTGCAACCGAGGCTATTGGCCCACGATCAAGGTTGGTAAGCGGGTTTTTATCAACGTAGAAGCAGTCCGCATCAAAGCTGCTGAACGAGCCGCTGAGTTTGCGTTATGAGCCACCAAACAATAGAAGCTTCTTACGTTGGCAACACGTTGCCAATAACTTCTGTACGAGCCAAGCCACTTTTACGCTGCGCCTGCCCGCAGCTGTGCGAGGACAGCCGCAGCGTAAAAGCGGCTGGCCATTTCGCTACATCGGTGTCAGCAGCATGATGGCCACGCATGCTTCCCCCCGTCCGGTAATACGGGGGGAAAGTCCCAAGAGCAAGAAGGAGGCTCATTACATGAAGCAGCAAGCACGGGTCGATTGGCTCAACGCCACATTTTTGCCTAAGGGTATCACTCAAGAGAAAGTAATTTCTCGATTGTCAAAAATTATGGGACGTCCTGTGTCTGGCCTGGATGAAGGTAAAGGCATCAGGGGTTACTCGGACTCGGTAGCTCTGTTTGCACATGTTGGTTCACGTAAGAAAGCAATAGGTTTTCTTGGCTACGGCGGCGAGAGACAGCGTGGCACATGGATGCTTTCAATTTCTGGCTCTGGCTGCGAGCTCATCAATCATTGGAGCGCTATGCGTCGTTGGCTGGAATCACTCCAAGCGAAGGTCACACGTTTGGATTTGTGCGTGGACTTCTTACACGGTGAATACACAGTAGACGATGCGGTTTCTTTATACAAATCAGGCCGTTTCAATTGTTCAGGTCGCGAGCCTTTGACGGACTGTGCCGGTGATTGGCTGAACGGTAAGTCGCGCACTTTGTACATCGGAAAAGCAAAGAACGGAAAGCTTTTGCGAGTCTATGAAAAAGGCCATCAGTTGGGGGATTTAGATAGCTCATGGGTGCGATATGAAGTGCAGTTTGGTAGCCGTGATCGTGTCATTCCGCTGGAGGCTCTGACAGAGCGAGACAAATATTTTGCCGGGGCATATCCCGCACTAGTAGACCTTCTTGCTAACGCATGTGGTGCAGAAAAAATTCTCACAACGCGTACAGAAGGAGAGATAACGCTAGCGCACCTACTCACGCATGCGCGCCGTACATACGGCAAGGCAATCGACGCCATGAGCAGAACAGAAGGTTTTGAAATCGCAAGCCTAGTTGAGGAGGTCCGAGTGATCGGCGTGCCTCGGCGGCTCAATATCTCCGCACTTGCGAGCGGCCCCAATTGGTCGGGGATTTGTGACCTTTCTAGACAAGAGAGAAAACATGTCAGTTGATCGTAAAGAAGTCTGCGGCTTTGAAATTACTGAGGGTGTCAGCAAAAAGAGTGGTGCTGCTTACAGCATTGGCACATTGCATACGTTGACCAAGCTTGCGCCGCCAATGGGTGCCGACAACATCGCTACTGGTCACATGGGCGATCAATACCGCGTAGACGCCGAGGTACTGCGTCGAATCGCTCACCTGCCTACGCCTTTTTTTGCTGATGTGGTGACCGAAGATCTTATGCGTTTTGGCAAGCGTGAAACCATCGTCACAGATGTGCGTCCGGTAGAACCCGTTAAGAAGAACTCCTAAACATCGCGCTCCCTATGACACGCATCTACCTCCAGTACTGCGATATCAGCATTGAAGCCGGAATGGATTGCCCTGTACAGCATCGTCAACAGTTCGCCATTGAACGTGAAACGCTGGAATCCGCAGGCAACCCGATACCGACGTTGAACGCTGTCGACGTTGGCCAGGTATTCAGCCTGGGGCTATCGGTGGTGGTGCTGTTCTTCCTGTTGGGGCGAGGTGTTGGAACCGTATTGAACCTGATTCGCAGGGGTTAGGTTAATCCGACAGGCAGGCGGTTTCCTGCCCAATTCTCACGAAAAGGAACTTCGCATGAAGAAGCTGAACTTCAATCTCAAGCCGCTGGCCATTGCTGTTGGCGCTACCGCACTGACGCTGGCATCGGGTGCCGTCATGGCCCAGGAGGCCGGCAACATCGACCTGACCGCAATCACAGGCGCGTTCAGTGCTTCGGACGTCATCACGGCAGTGATGGCCGTGGCCGGAGTGTTGGCGACGATCTACGCCACCATGACCGCTGCCAAGATGGCGCTTCGCTGGATTCGTGGCGGTTGATCCAACTGCATGACTGAATCAGGCAGGGCTGGCCATCCTGCTTGATTTCTCACATTAAAACTAATCAACCATGATTTCACAACTTTGGTATCTCGCTATCTTTGCGTGGGGCATTGCTTGTGCCTGGGCGCTAATTACAGGATTGGAATAATGGCTCTATTACGCGTATTTACAGTAATGGTGGTGCTCTGCTTGGTTGTACCTATGACGGCATTTGGCCAAGCCCTTCCTAAGCCAGACCCGCAGCCAGAACGTGTGAACCGGGCTATCTCTGGTGTTTTGCAGCAAGGCATGCAACGCCGCGGATTCGCAGCTAATGATCATCGTTTCATGAACACGGTGGCTAGGGTAGGACCTGGATTGTCGAAGGCTGCTCTAGGCGGCGCGGCAGCAGCGGTAACCTTGGGAGCAGTAACAGCTCCGGCTTGGGCTACTGTAGCTATTGCAGCTGGTATAGGTACTGCAGTTACTTACGCAGTCAGCTTGGGGCTTGATGCTATTGTCGGATTGGTGACTTGGTACTTCCGCGATGATGGGCTGATCGACCAATCCAGCGAGGCAGAAAAGCAAAGAGACCCTTCAACAGGTGTGACGGCGGGCCTTCCTGCATGGAGAATACAAATGCCGGTTGCGCCTGGTGTTACTAGAGAGGCATGGGGTGGCGACGGTCTAGCTTTAGCGCGCGAAGCTTTTGATAGTTGGTACAGGTTCAATGGTTCAACAAAACCAGATTTGGAATGTAAGGTCTCTAGTGATGGCAGGCAAGCCTACTGCGGTGCTATGTCAGCTGTCTATGTTAATAACGGCCCCTCTCAATCATGCGCTCAAGGAAGCTACTTGCTTATAGGAGAAGGCTGCCTCGCGTACAGCTTTCCAATAGAAAATGTTGTTGAAGATAAAACCGGAGTAACACCGCAAGAAGCCATTGATAATTTGCCTGAGGAAGTTCTGGATGAAGGGTTAAATCCGGAAATTATTGCAGCACTGGCGAATCGGGCATGGCAACAAGCGGCCATTGATCCTAATTATGATGGCCTACCGTTTCCGCAATCTAACCCTTTAACTGCTGCGGATGCGTTGCCTTGGATTAAAGCGAATCCGGATCTTGCTCCTACTGTTAGGGATTTTGTTTCTCCAAATCCAACTACCAATAGCAGCAGTAATCCATGGTCCTTACCGGCAAATCCTACATCACCCACTCCTACGCCTGCGCAACCTAATCAGGACACTGTTAATCCTGGTGCAGGTAACCCTACAACAAATCTCGGACCTGACCCGGGTATCGGTGCTCCGACGCTGGAAGCCATTCCGACGGCACAGCAAATTGCACAGCCGATTTTGGACATGTTGCCCGATCTGCGGGGGTACTCGCCATCGTCACACACAGGCGAATGCCCACGCCCGACCATTGAGCTTTACGGCACACACGTACTCGATGCCCACTGCATCCTGATCGACGACAACAAAGCCATCATCCAGGCCGTGATGCTGCTGGCTTGGGCGCTGATCGCGTTGTTCATTGTTCTGTCCGCTTGAGGTCGCCATGTTCGGAATTCTGCTCTCCGCGTTGAATAGTGTCCTGGCCTGGGTTTTCCGTTCCATGCTGGTCAAGTTCGTCCTGTTCTTCGCGCTGTACTTCATTACTTCGGAGTTCGTTGGCTTCATCGTGCAATTGTTGCCTGGAACCGGGGCCGTTGATGATGCACTCTCCGGGATTGGTACCGCTACTTGGTACTTCATGGACGTGTTCCAGATCCAGGCTGGTATCGCAATGGTGGTATCGGCCTACGCCACCCGTTTCATCATCCGGCGTATGCCGATTATTGGATAAGTCATGCCCATAAATGTTTACACCGGCCTGATGGGATCAGGCAAAAGCTACGAGTGCGTGTCCTCGGTCATCGTGCCTGCGGTCAAGGCTGGCCGTCGTGTGGTCACAAACGTGGATGGTATCGACAGTGACGCGATCCGCGCTTACTGTCAGGACAAGTACGGTATAGCACCGGAGGGCCTGGGATCGGTCGTGCATTGCAAGAACGAAGACGTGGGCAAAACCGACTTCTTGCCTTATGGCGAAAACGCCGATACCTTCTGCCAGCCCGGCGACATCATCTGCATTGATGAGGCATGGCGCTTCTGGGGGACGGATTGCAAGCTATTGGCCGAACACAAAGTGTTCTTCCGTGAGCATCGCCACTTCGTCCATCCCGATACCAAGGTGTGCTGCGACCTAGTGCTGATGGTGCAGGACATTTCTGACCTACACCGCATCCTCAAGGTCGTGGTGGAAGTCACCTTCAAAACGACCAAGATCAAGACGTTGGGTCTGCACAAGACCTACCGCGTTGAAATGTGGGAAGGCTACAAGCTTACGCAGAAAGGCCGTGTGGCCGTCGAGAACAAGCGGTATGACCCTCAAATCTTTCCGCTCTACAGCAGCTATACCGGCGGTGCAGGCAAGGAACTTCAAGTCGATGACCGTCAAAACGTCCTGAAAAGCCCCAAACTGTGGATTCTGGCTGTCCTGGTCATCGGCCTGTTCAGCGTCAGCGTGTACACCTTGATAGGCTTCTTCGGCAGCAAACCAGCAACTAACAATTCAGCCACATCAACGGGTTACGCCGACTCCAAGACAAATTCAGCGTTGCCCTCATCCGCACCGGCAGTACGTGCTCAACCCCGGCAAGCCATGTCTACGTCCTGGCGACTGGTCGGCACCATGCATGCAGGCAAGACTGCTTACGCCGTCATTCAGTCCAATGATGGTCGTATGCGGCTTGAACATCCTTCCAACTTCCAAAACAGTGGTGCCATCATGATCGGTGAGATTGACGGCGAACGCATTGCCGCCTGGAGCGGTAGCAAACCTACATCTAAAGGCCAATAAATGAAACTGCGTATCCTGGCATCCATTCTGTCTCTAGCCCTGGCTGGCACCGTTCAGGCCAAGGCGGTCAATCTTGACCTGCAAGGGGCAAGTATTTCCGAAGTCGTACAGCTTATTTATAGCGAGGCGACGACTACGCCCTATGTCTTAGCCCCGGATGTACTGGAAGATGAACGGCTAGTGTCCTTCCGCTATAAGGACAACCAAGGCAAGTTTTCACTATTTATGCAGTATTTTTTGGATAGCCTGGGTTACATGGTGGAACGCAAGTCCGGAGTGGACTTTGTACGTAAGCGTGTAGAGGGTGAACCACCGATCCAGGCCGAGCACATCTATATCTACCAACCGCAGTACCGCGAAGTATCGTATCTTTCGCGCACATTGGCACCGCTTTTTAAGGGTTCATTCGTCACTAACCGTAGTGTGCGGGCCACGCCTGAAGCCAGCCCGAAGGGCGATGTACCGCTCTCGTCGGCAGCGTCATTGATTGACCAATCATCCGATGTACTGGTGTTTGCTGGCGCTGAGGAGGAAATCGAACGTTTACGGCAGTTACTCCCACAAGTAGATCGACGTGTTGGTGAGGTTGCTGTACGTGGACTGGTTTATGAGGTGAGTAATACTGACCGGCAGGGATCAGCCTTTGGCTTGCTCGCAAATTTGCTTGGTGGCCATGTAGGTATTGGTATTGGTTCCACGGCAACGAATTTGGGCAACTTCATTCAGATCAAAAACACCAGCTTGGATGCCGTCTATTCTATGTTGTCGAGCGATAGCCGCTTCAAGGTGGTGTCATCTCCCGCACTACGCATCCAGTCTGGCTCGCAAGGTGTTTTCTCGGTTGGCCAGGATGTGCCGGTGTTGGGTGCGTTGTCGTATCCGCAAGGAGCAGGCCAAGCAGTGCAATCTGTGGAGTACCGTAGTTCAGGTGTGATCTTCGATATCCGGCCTATAGTAAAGGAAGGTATTATCGACTTGGATATCACACAGCAACTATCCAATTTCGTGAAGACCACAACAGGCGTGAATAATTCGCCTACGCTGACCAAGCGAGAGTTGAAAACGAAGGTGGGTATGCAACATGGTGATGTAATCGTACTTGGTGGCTTGACCGAAAGTAAGGATACAAACACTAGAGATGGCCTTAGCTTTTTGCCTCGCTTCCTGCATACCACTGGCTATGAACAATCTAGCAGTGAAATACTATTAGTACTTGAAGTGCTACGCATATAACGCATACTCTAGTAACATATTGAGTAATGACTGAGTTCCTATCAATCTCTTTTAATCTATCTTGGAGGTAAGGGTGCCATCCTCAAACATTTATCAAACTGAGATTGAAGAAAAAATAAAAGAATGCCTTGAAGACAAAGGAGTCCAGCCAATACTATTTTTAGGATCTGGGTTATCTCGTCGTTATTTTAATGCCCCAGATTGGCGGGGCCTTTTAAAAGAAACAATCAAACAGCTCCCAAAACCAAGAAAAAATCTTGAGTATTACGAGCAAAGCCAATTTACCCTACCTGAAATTGGGCAAGAAATAGCGGAGCTATATAAAGAGTGGGCTTGGAATGAGGGTCAGGAAGAATTTCCAAAAAATTATTTTGACTCCCAATTCCCAAAAGAAATATTTTTAAAGCATTTTGTTTCTGAATATCTAAAAGGCATAACTCCTAAGGCAGAAGGAAAATGCATAAAAGAGTATTCGTTAGAAATAGATTTACTAAAAAAAATCAGGCCACATGCAATAATAACAACAAATTACGATGAGTTTTTAGAAAGAATTTTCCCTGATTACCAGTCAATTATCGGACAGAAAATACTAAGCTCAGAAAGTGCATTTTTCGGAGAAATATTTAAAATACATGGTTGCGTTACATCCCCCGATAGTTTGGTTTTAACAAAAAAAGATTACGATGACTTCCTATGTACAAAAAAGTATTTGAGTGCAAAATTATTGACTTTTTTCTTGGAACATCCTCTTTTAATAGTTGGATATAGTGCAGCAGATGAGAATATAAAGACCATACTGTCGGATATTGATATAATCTTATCTGCTAATGGACGTCTAATACCAAACATATTTTTATTAAGACGCCCCAAAGAGGGGGAGTCAATAAAAAACCTTCCAAAAGAAGATATTATAACTGTTGATCAAGGACGTCATATCAGAGTGAATTCTATTATTAGCAATGATTTTGCTTGGGTTTATAAATCATTTGTGAATAATGGTGCAATTGAAAGAATTAGACCAAAGCTCTTAAGAAGTTTATTAGCTAGAACTTATGAGTTAGTTCGACATGATATTCCAAAAAGGGCGCTTGAAGTTGATTACTCCGTATTAGAAGGCGCTGTTTCTGGAAACGATGAATTGGCAAAACTTTACGGAATAACAATTACTGGAGAAGCATCTCACGTTAACATCAACTACCCTCACACTATTACAGATATTGGAAAAAAGCTTGGCTATAAAAGCTGGCATCAAGCTAAAAAATTATTGAATTATATAAAAGATGAGACAGGTGTTGACATAATGCTTTCAGACAATAAATACCATGTAGCAGTGAAGATAGGGACAACAATTTTTCATAAATACTCCTCTGAAACCTTAAATCTTCTTAAAAAATTAAACGAAGATATTGACTACAATTTTTCACTGGACGGATTCGATGGAAATGATTGATTTAACATAAAAAAATAGAAACCCATTCTAAATTAACATGGTTAGCCGCTTAAGCCATAAAATTTTGGCCATGCTAATTTTAAAAATATTTTAAATCATGACAAAAAATGAAACCGAAGAGCGTTGGCAACTGACAGTTGAGCCCAAAGACGATTTTTCTCAAGATGGGGTCATTAATCTACCGAGAGAATTGTCAGATAAGCTTGCCGGAAAAGATATACCCTATACGCTTGAGTCCGATAGGAGCATTACCTTGCATATTTCTAAAGCAGCGCAATCTATCTGATAAAAAAACTCTGATTATTTAGATGAGATTTTGTTGTCAACGGAACGTCAACCGCATAGCAACATGTAGCTTATATAGTGCTGCTCATGGGTCGGCTAACTATTTGATTGCAAAGAGAAAGCTATCCTAATGTTACCCTATAAGACTGACTCATAATCCGTTGGTGCCGTGTTCGACTCACGGGGGGGGCACCATCCCATTCCCCTTGCCAGCGTCGGCCTACACAAATAATGATAATGCCGAACTTGCTTGTTCTCTGTCGTTTGGCGTCCAGCCAGCAGCAAGCTTAAAACCTGGGTTTGGTGCTATTTGAGCACGTCACCCAGGCTTGAAAAGCGCTTATTTATCAACAGGCGAAAGTGAGGAGTGGTGGCTGACGATGAGCCAGTCCTGGCCGTTCCACTGATACGTATAGGTATAACGCGCGCCTACGTCTTTACCGCTGCTGCCCATATGAAACGTGTACAGGCCCGAGTCCACGGCCATATTGCAGCCCAGGGTGATTTGTCTGTCCGTTACCTTGCCTTGCGGTTTGGCGGCCAGAAAATGTTCAAAGTAGTCTACTTTTTCTGCCGTGCTAACGCGGTTTACTCCAGACAGTGTGGGCAACAGAATCGAACGCTCTGCATAGTTCTTAGCAACAACGTCAGGCTTGCCAGTTTGTAGAGACTGGTTCCAACGTTCAAACAAAGCGGCAACGCCTGGCTCATCTATCGGTGCACAGCTCTGTGTCATTTGGGCGCCCGGACCACGTTCGCCCTGGGTGTGAGCCGCACACCCAGCCAGTACCAGTGTTCCCAGCAACACCATGATTTTCTTACTCATTTCCTTGTCTCCCTCTCGTTTTGTGAAGTAAATAGTAACACTGGTACCTAATCATTACATTAGCGTTTACCTCCGAATGGGACTTATCTTCTGGGCGTCCCACGGCAAGCATTCCAGCATAAATATCATCTTGGATTAAAACGCTTTAACCTCGCTTATCGTGCTCGCCTACACCTCTTATCTGCGCGCAAGGGCGGCAGCAATAATTGTTAAATATTGTTTTATATACAGACCCTTCACTGTCGAATCATTAAAATCGCTTCTTTTTT